CCATCAAGAATGGCGTAGCGTGAAGCAAGGACGTGTATAAATACAAGTGAGGCGCGTCTGCAAGCAACCAATTTGAGGTGTTGCTATCCGTAAGAGCTGGTATGCGCTGATAGAAGTCAATGTCCAACGAGCCAGATGCAGGCGTCGGCGTTACCACGATTTGTCGACCAATAATGGCAAAAAACCTTGGGTTTGCAGCATTTCTAGTGCGGGTTCTGCGAAGCATCGTAAGCTGCTGCGGCGTAATCTGCTCCAGCGGCTCGTCTTCAGCCGACGCTACTTGAGCATACACAATTTCCAAGGCGTCGTCAGGCAGAGCTGCGCGGCCAGCAGTTATTGCCACACCTGTAGATTGCGTAACCATATCGGCTGAGCGAAGCACATCGTTTAGGGTGCTTTCAGCAAGACTGATAAAATCAGGGATTTGCTGGGTTAAGTCCGCCCGGTTAAGCCAATCTCCAATGGCTGTCTGAAGTGCCGCGTAAGTAGTAATTGCCATTTTAGACTCCTAGAATGATAAAGCAGGCCTGAAGCTCTGCGTATGTTGTGATTGCCATTATTGTAACAGTCCTTGCCTTTGTTGCTCTTCATTAGCACGTTTTTGCATTTCTTGTAAGGCTAGTAAGCCGCCGGGTATAATAGTCAATCCGGCTGATAAATCTCTCAAGTGAGCCAAGCGTGGGTCAAAGCGGGCAAATTTGGAGCGGAGTTTGCGCGGATCACCTACGTTAATAACGTCTGACGGCAATTGAGATTGCGCAAGTCTTTCATCGGCTGCCTTGACAGTCTCACCGAGATATTGCTTAATATTCGGGCCGGGGTCAACAACGTCTTCAAATATTACACCGGGCAAACGCTGCTCTCCAGAACGCAAAACAATGTTGTCGGTACTCATTCGGTTTGATTGCGCATCATTTTTGAGATAACCAAGTTCATCAGGAAGACCGCTTAAAGGAATATGGCTGTAAAATTCGCCGCCCGCTTGCACCACAGGGAAGTCAGAGCCGCCGCGGACCAAAGCTGGGTAGATAGTGCCGCCGTCTCTACCAACATAACTGTCAGCAACAGCAGGGCTGTCGGTTAGGTACGCTCCCCTTGTACTTCTATCAAAACCCGAAAAATCAAGATTTGATCCGTGGAAATAATCTCCAGCATATTCTTGCCCAGAAGCTCGCGCAAAACGAGACGCCGTATCCATCGGCATGTCCATTCCGGTTGCGCCGCTTTGGTACAATTCAAACAATTCCATGTTGTCGTTTGGTGTCAGCTTGCCCAACATCTCATCGGTAACTTCGTTAGCACGACCAGACGCCAGCAAACCAGAGACTTCTTGGGCCGGTGATGCGGTTGGTGTTACAGGGTCACGATACATAGTATTGCGCGTTGTGAAATCTTTATTTGAACCCTTGTTATCAACAAATCCAAATTTCTTATAAAACTTTTTTAATCGGGGCTTGCTGCCCCCAAAAGCACTATCCGGCGTCAAAGAAACCCTTGCACCTTGAGCGTCAGCTAAAGACAAAATGTCTTCCATGACCTTTGTGCCAGTGCCTTGCTCGCGCGAACCTTTTGGTACCACAATTTTACTTAACTCATAACCCTTTTCAGAGTCGCCGAACAAATCAACAGAAACGTCTGGATACTTCGATTGAATGGTGTCTTGAATGCTAACCTTCGGCTTCAACCGCACATTACCCAGCAGCGAACCCATTGTATTCGGGTCAACCTCAACCCGCTTGGCCGTATCAAGTAAACCACGCGCACCAGCCTTAACAGCCTTCGCAGCCGCATCGCCAACGCCGGGTATTAAGCCCAGCAAGGTAGCGCCGCCTAAAGCGCCAACCAACGCCCAATTTGGATTTTCTGAAGTAGCTTCATCCCATACCTCTTTCGCAGCCATCGCGTCACCAATGATCGGCGTGGCTTCAGCTATAAAGCGAGCCGCGTCCATCGCAGTAACTTCAGGCAAATCAACCGCAAGCCGCTTACCTTCCGCAGCGTAGCCAGCGTAACTATTTGGGTCTAAAATGCCGACCATTAGTAATTGCTCCCACCTGCCTTCAAAGCCTGAAACACAGCCGCCTCAACCATGTCAATGAAGTTAGGAATCGTGGAAGCCAAGTCATCCCGGTTAAGCCAACTGGCTATCGCGGCCTGAAGCTCTGCGTATGTTGTGATTGCCATTTTAATATTCCTCTAACAAGCCCTTCAACCCAAGATTTTTCCGCTGAGCTGAATCTAACTGTCTTACGGCTGTCGCCGTACTTCGTATGCCAGAGGGCTGACGTGCTGCGTTATCACTTCGTAAGACCCCACTATCTCGTCGTCCGTTATTTGGTCCACCGGTTTGCGGTCCATAAGGCGGCGGTACGATTGACTCAGAAGACGGTCCTGCCGATCTGATAGAGCCGACGTTCTCTCCGGCCCCAAAGCCTTGGAAATCCTCATCAAAAACTTTGCTACTTGCGCCTGATCTGTCTGCATCTGATCCTCTCCATTTCATCAAAACAACGTCAGGATATCCCTTGCTCTCGTCCCAACCCTCAGAACGCCAAGTTCTGATAAGATCATCGAAAGCGGCCTGACCACGCTCTGAGATGTAAAATTCCTTGCTAAATGGTATACGTTTTACCTCATTAAATCCATAGCCACCGTACATTTCGGGTAAGAAGCCATTTGGATGCTTGGCACTTGGTACAGCAAAAGCGTTTAAAACAGAAGCCCCCTCTTCAATAGCTTTACCCATAACGGCAGGAGAGGCTACTCCTTTGGCCCCAATTTCGTTACTTACCACACCGACTAAATCAATCTCGTTTGACCCCAACCCATCAATTGGCTTGCCATCGTTCATCCAAGAATAGTCAGGGTTTTTCTTTAAACCAAAATATACCTCACTGTCGCCAAGCTGGAAGGTTTGGTGGTCCCCAGTTTTTCCGCCAGCAGAAATTTCCTTGGCTGAATAAGGCTCAAGAGATGGAAATGATGGATTTCGCCTTAACGCTTTTTCGTAATCAGATGGCGAAATGCCGCCTTTATTAACAGAGGCAGTTGAAGATTTCCAAGAATTTCTCAAAGCCTGATCTATAAGCTGGGCTTGGCGTGGTTGTTGGATGCCCTCATAAGCGATGGCATCACTCATATTTCTTGCGCCCTCTGGAGTTATTTTTTCAGATGGCAAGGCTCTGCCAAAAGAGTAAGCCATTCTAGCCTCGTCTAATTCTCCAGAATTATTAAACATTGTGGGTCTGGCAGAATATTCAGCCTCAAAATCAGGGAACAGCAAACCGCGAGACATGGGATTGTTAAAACGGCCAACGACAGTGCCACCTAGCCCCGTGTCATATGACATATGCTGTGGAAGCCCTTCATTCTCTAAATTTAAAAGCCCACGCTTTTTGTCTAGCTCCAGTAAAAGAAGCGTATCTCCAAGATTTGAACCAGCAAACTCTGGCTGGATTGTCGCGTCCAAAACTTTCTGCATATTTGGAGCGCCATAATTTGCCATTTTTGGCGCTGACATCTGTTTAGATATTGCCGCTCTTTGGTCAAACGTCAAAGATTGCATATATTCAGAATAATTAGGATGATCAAACCCAATAAATCCAGACAGTTTTTGCAAATCAGGGTCTTTTGTAGAAGCGCCAAACTCTCTAATTGTTTGATTTATTGCTGCAACTTCATCAGGGGCCAGCCTGCCTTCTTTTACATATGCCTCAAGAGTCCCCAAATAAGCGTCACTGATAGAAGCATTGGATTGATGCGCTTTTGGAGCCATTGCGGTGACGGCTAGAAAATCACTATCTTTTCCTAATTTTGTAGCACCCTTTGACTTGCTGTTAACAAGCCAAGCTATCTCTGCGTCCGAATACTGTTCCTGCAACGGGAATAACGGCCCACCCTGCAGTGGGGTTCTGCGGGTAGTTCCCGCAGCATCAATTCCTTCGTAGTATTCACCAGCTCTTGTTAAGTCGGCCGGAGTAGGGCTTATTTTAGCCCCAACTAAATCTCGTGGGTCTATTATTGGGACGTCCGAATATGGGGTTACTTTACCTGCGGGGGTTGCAGCGCTTAAACTCTGAGCCTGACCACCATCAGCAAAAGCGTCGAAAATGCCTTGGAAATCGCCTTCAGCAAGAGACTTGCCAGCATAAATTACATCAGATGGAACTTGATCTAACGCCGCAAGCGCACCACGCTTGCCAACTCTTAATGCACCACCAGCAAGAGGAATAGCCTCCGCAGCAGATAAGGCCATGCCCGCAGCGCCAGCAGCCCTTTGTAATGTGTTATCAGAAGCGGCCCCAGCCTGCGCATCCCTCCAAGCCTCTTGGCCCCGCAACGGAGCGCCAACGCCGGAGATGTCAAGCAACCCCATGCCATAATTCTGAGAATTGTTTGGATTGCCTACAATGTTTTCTAAAATTTTGCGAC